TATTCAAACCTTAACGGAAATTTGGATTCTGACAAAATGCAACAGTTCGTGAAGTTGGCTCAAGATATACACCTAGAGAGAATACTAGGAAGTGACTTATTGAACAAGATTAAAGCGGATATCATAGCGGGTACATTAGCAGACCCATATTTGACGCTTCTAACGAAGTATATCAAACCGATGTTGATACACTACGCTTTAGTTGAGATAATCCCTTTCAACGCTTATCAGATAGCTAACGGAGGTATTTTTAAACACAACTCGGAAAACTCTGATAGCGTGTCTAAAAACGAAGTAGATTTCTTAATGGAGAAGTATAGAAAAGTAGCAGAGCATTATACTGAGAGATTTCAAAAGTATATGTCTTTTAATGGTTCAACATTCGCAGAATGGAATAGTAATTCAAATGAAGACATTTACCCTGTACAAGATACTCCTTTTAGCGGTTGGGTGTTATGAGTTACAAGCCAAAAGAGAAGAACATAAAAAGTTTACAAGCATATTTAAAGAAAGAAAATGAGCGACAAAAAGATATCCGAATTAACGGCAAAAAGTAGCAACTTAGAGACTACCGATGTATTTGCAATAGCAGAAGATGACGGTGCGGGAGGTTATGCCTCCAAAGGTATTACAGGTGACGAGATTAAAAACGCAATTACTGAGGTTGCTCATAATAACCAAACTACAACCGCTTACACTTTAGTCATAGGAGATAGGGATAAGCTAGTAGAAATGTATCACGCTTCTGCTAATACGCTTACAATACCAGATGAAGCATCTGTTGCTTTTCCTATAGGTACTCAGATTCTAATAGTACAAAAAGGTGTGGGTCAGACTACTATATCGGGAGACACGGGGGTAACAGTTTACTCTGAAGACTCAAAGGTTAAAACAGTTGGTCAATTCGCACTAGCTACATTGATTAAATGTGCTTCAGATACTTGGTATTTAGGAGGTAATTTAGAGCAATAATATGTTTTTAGCTACACACGGAATACTAAGTACAACTAGCGACCTTTATATACCTTGGTCTACAGATACTTACTCGTTTGATTATGACGGCTCACTTGACTATATAAACGTAGGTAATGACCCTTTACTAAACTTTGAGAAAGATGATGCTTTTAGTATTTCCGCGTGGTTTAAATGTGGCTCATCAACTAGCACTCAAACAATAATCGCTAAAGCAAATAGTTCACTACAAGGTTACTACTTAGTAGTTACTCCTAATGGTAAGGTTGCTTTTGTTATAAGAGATGTAAGTAACAACGCTTTTGTAGCATTCCCTACGGGAATTAACTTTAACGATAATTCGTGGCATCACGTTCTAGCAGAATACGATGGTAGTAACGATGTTCTAGGTATCAATATATTCATAGATGGTGTTAACTTATCACTAACCGCTACAGGTTCGCCATTAACAAGTAGTATTCAAGTATCTAGTCCTGTTCAAATAGGTGCAAGGAATAGCAGTGCGTTAATGAATGGTTTGATAGATGAACCCGCGGTATTTCATCAGACACTAGGTTCGGTTAATGCTTCGGCTATGTACGGAACAGGTTCTGCTTCAGATATCACTAGCTTAAACCCCAAAGGTTGGTGGAGAGCAGAAAATGCAACTTTTAATGGTTCTAATTGGAGTGTATCAAATGCATATAAAAAAGGGTTAAACGGAACTTCAGTGTCTATGACATCGGGTTCTAGAGTTACGGACATTCCAACATAAGCAAAATGAAATATATTATAATTGATTCAGAGAGATTAAAAGATTTAGACCTTACCGAACTACCACACCACACAAAAGAAACCGTTAGAAGGTCTCTAAATGGTCTTAAATGCGTTTTAAAGTTTGATACTAAACCTAGCTTTGTCACTTCAGATATGATAATCTACACAAAAGAGCAAATTTTAGATATTACTTTAGGTTCTGATTGGACACTAGAAACTGACGAGATATAAAAAAACCCCTCCGATTAAGAAGGGGTCTAAAACTCAACAATGAAAAACACTAGTCAAATATACGAACGTTAATTCCCACTTTTACAACGTGTTCATAACTATATAAAAACAGGTTTCAATTCGTGAATATCTGAATTCTTAAACGATTCTAGTACAAAACCTCTACGACCTTTCTTAAAGTTATTTTGCACCCACATAGAACTAGGGGACAATGCGGGGTAATTGAAGTAGAAAAAGTCATCAGTAGAACACATATCAAACAATGCTTGGTGTGAATCTCCTTTCTTAAACACTATCTTGCTAGCGTGTTTATAAACATCATTTTGCTTCAAGTATTGGTCTATCTTCTCAATACCTTTTGTATCTAGATGTGGCTTAAATCCAAACTTCAAAGAAGTATCATCTTTGCCGTGAGTGATAACAAAACAGGTGCTATCTACATAGTAATGATTTATGAACTTATTGTAGTTGTTAACCTCTATTTCGGGGTATTTAACTGAACAAATATCCTTAAATGCCTTGTTAACGAAATAACCAAAACTACCCGCGTGGTTATCGTTACAAATATTATTAACCATTATATTAGTATAGTAAGGTGCTAGGCCGTCTATAAGTCTCATCTTAAACTCTAGGGCGGTATCAAACGCTTCTTCGTTACTCATATTCTGAGGTAGTGCGTGACCTCCTCTAGTTGTTTGTTGGTTATAACCATCTAGGAAATCTCCTAGTTCGTCAATGATTAGCGTACTAGATTTTTGGTTGTTTATAGTATCTTTAATCATTCTATCACAACTAGCTAAAGCGTGGATTCTATCCCACTTCTCAGAGTACATAGCTTTGTTGTCGGGATTCGTGTCCATACCGATATGAACATCAGTATATGTCAACGTGTCAAAGTCGTTTTCTTCTTTAATGATAGGAACGTAAACGCTATCTACCTCTACAGGTTTAATGTGCTTCTTAACTATCTCTTCTAGGTCGAAACTCATAACCTCTGACTCCGCAACTTCCTTGAATCGAATGTTATAGTAAGGAGTGCCCGTGTGAGATACTAACTTATACTCTTTAACATCGGCTCTAGGTAGTTGGTAATGGTTACAATATTGGTCTATGTCCATCATATAACCCTCATCGTTCCAAGCAGACAAAACAAATTCTTTCTCTGTTACTTGCTTTTCTCTAGACTTGGTTGTTTTTGAAACTGAACCTCTAAGGGCGTATACCCTTTCGGCTTCTTCTTCGGTACACATATACCGTTTAGATTTGTTAATGGTCTTACCCAATTGTTTAGCGACTTCATCGCTCATTCTAACGTGTTTACTCATTTGATTTATTTGTTTATTTTATGTTTTTGAAATGTAACCAATCTACTTCTGCTTCGGTTCCGTACTGCAAGTGCACCTCGTCTAAGTCGTATTTATTTACTAATTTTTCTATTTGATTGTGTAAAATATCTAAATCTATATAGTTGTCCTTATCCAAAAATTTAGCGGTGTAAATATCGTCTAAATCTAGCACCCCATCCTTTCGCTTCTTCATTAGCAATAAGTCATATTCTAAGCCATCCTGTAATAAAATCTTAGTTAATTCTGTTTTAATTCCTTTAAAGTATTTCATTTTGTGTGTTTTTGTTGTTGTTATCTGAGAGCAAATCTACAACATTATTTTAAACCTACAAGGGAAAAGTAAAAAACTTTTGATTTATTTTTATAACTAAGTAGAATTACTTAGATTTTAGATACATTAAAATACTTAGAACAACGCCCAATACTATTAAAACTAGTGTCCAATTTATACCCGCAAACCCTCTAGGTCTAGATGCTTTCGCTTTAGCTTTTTCTACAACTCTAGTCAATCGGATAGTATCTCTAATCGTCTTGTATTCGGTTCTAATCTCTAGGCGAGTCTTAGGTACATAAACGTTCTGATATTTAATAACAGTATCTTTGCTAGAGAAGAACTTCTCATAAACAATAGTATCGTGTTTGATTACAGGTATTGAATCAATAGTAGACACTCGGATAGTGTCACTTGATATAATCGGTTTTAAGCCCTTTTTAAGTGCCTTTTGGTAGTGATAGTTGCTAGAACAACTAAAGAGCGTTAGAAGTAAAATAAAACTATAAATTCGCATATTCTGAGACATCGAAGGAAGGACACGCTTTGTTGGCGAACTCGTAGTGAGCGTGTATAGTCATATCCTTATTGTATTTGTAAATTAATTCTGTCATTAACTTAACTAAAGAATCCTTCTGTTGTTTTGTTCTAGTGTCTTTAGCTTTTTTCATATCCTTAGACATACCTCCTACGTAACAAATACCTA